TTCTTTCGACGGTCGAACACGGCAAGTCTAAGTTGAATAAAAAACTCTTGGTCAACTTCGGTTTCGGTCAAAAGAGCGGTCGAGGTATCAGAACCACCAAATCTGTTAAACGATTGGGGTGTTCTATCCTTAAAAATCTAATCGAACGTCAACAATTGATCATTACGGACTATGATATCATCTCCGAACTCTCGACTTTTGTTTCGAATGGCGTAAGTTACGAAGCCGAAGAAGGTAGCCACGATGACTTGGTGATGTGTTTGGTGCTATTTGGGTGGCTAACCAATCAGAAATTCTTTACGGATATGACCGACGTAAATATTCGTCAAAAATTGAACGCTGAGCAATTAAAAATGATTGAAGAAGAATCGATTGGCGATGCAATTTTAGCAGGACACGTCGACGTCGACAATCGCACAAACACATATGTGGAAGATGGAGCGGTTTGGACAGCCGTAGAACGGTAAAAAACCCTAAATTACTAAATAAACCGTAGATTTCTTAATTCTCCATTTATAGGAGCAAATAACATGGCTTTTCAAGTATCTCCTGGTGTTGTTACCTCTGAAGTTGATCTAACAACAGTCGTACCAGCCGTAGCAACAACGACTGGCGCATTCGCTGGCATTTTCAATTGGGGTCCAATCGAAAGAGCAATTGCTGTTTCAGATGAATCCAAACTTGTGCAATTTTTCGGCAAGCCAGATTCAAACACGGCTGTCTCGTTCTTCACTTGCGCTAACTTCCTAGCATATGGTAGCGACCTAAGAGTTGTTCGTGCTGGCAACGGTGTGAATACAAACACTGCTGTATCAAATTCAAGTTCAAATGTCCTCATCAAGAACGATGAAACATACTTCAATACTTACTATAGTTCAAACACTGCAACCGTCGGTCCTTGGGCTGCTCGCTATGCTGGTGCAAAAGGTAACTCGCTAAAAGTTTCTGTTTGGGCAAATACAAACGCAACATCGTTCAACTCTTGGACATATGCAAGTTATTTCCAAAGCGTTCCTGGAACGTCAGCCTACGCTTCTAGCGTTGGTGGTGCAAACGACGAAATTCATGTTATTGTTGTCGATGAAGATGGTCTATTCACTGGTACATCTGGTACGGTTCTTGAAGTCTACCCATTCCTCTCAAAAGCCTCTGACGCAAAAGATAGCATCGGTAACTCAAGTTATTACCGCGATGTAATCTATCGCAACTCAAAATATGTTCACTGGTGCGATCACCTAGATGCTGCAAATACTTCAGCAACATGGGGTAAGACTGCTGCTGGTCGTACATTTGCTCAATTGATTGACGTCTCAGCACTGCACACAATCTCATTGGTCAACGGTACTGATGGTGGTCCAGTTGCTGGTAACGTACAAAGTGCTTATGCTAAATTTGTAAACCCAGAAGAAATTGATATTTCTCTAGTGTTGACTGGCAACCATGATGCTGCAACTCAGTTGTATGCAATCAATAATATTGCTGGTGCTAGAAAAGACTCAATCGCGTTCATCTCACCAACGTTGGCAAATTGCCAATCTTCAACTGCTGCTGATGACATTAAGAACTATCGCAATAATGCGCTAAGCAATGTCAGCTCGAGCTATGCAGTAATGGATAGCGGTTGGAAGTATCAATATGACAAATACGGCGATGTTTATCGTTGGATTCCATTAAATGGTGACGTTGCTGGTCTATGCGCACGCACTGACCGTGTACGTGATCCATGGTATTCACCTGCTGGATTGTCACGTGGACAGATTCAAAATCTAGTTAAACTAGCATTCTATCCAACATCAACTGATCGTGATACACTTTACAAAGCAGGTATCAACCCAGTAGTCTCTTTCCCAGGAGAAGGAACACTTCTCTATGGTGATAAGACATTGCTTGGTAAACCATCAGCGTTCGATCGTATCAATGTACGTCGCTTGTTTATCGTGCTTGAAAAAGCAATCGCGGTTGCAGCACGTGCGCAATTGTTCGAATTCAATGACGAATTTACTCGCTCACAATTTGTTTCACTAGTTGAACCATTCTTGAGAACGATTAAGGGTCGTCGTGGTATCTTTGATTATCGCGTCGTTTGTGACTCAACAAACAATACGCCAGAAGTCATTGATCGTAACGAATTCGTGGGCGATATCTATGTCAAACCAGCACGTAGCATCAACTTTATTAAGTTGAACTTCGTTGCAGTACGCACTGGTGTAGCATTTGAAGAAGTCGTAGGTAAGGTCTAATAAATAGATAAACTCCCAGGAGAGAACACAAATGGCTTTTAATATTTCATCTTTCACATCTAACTTTGCTGGTGATGGAGCAAGACCTAATCTATTTGAAGTCGATATTACTCGTATCGGACAAAATTTTAGTTTCTTGTGTAAAGCCGCACAGTTGCCAGGTTCAACAGTCGGTCTAGTTGAAGTGCCTTACTTCGGTCGCAATGTTAAATTTGCGGGCAATAGAACATTTGCTGAATGGACAGTAACAGTTCTAAACGATGAAGACTTTGCAGTTCGTAATGCTCTTGAAATCCTTATGCAAGATATTAACAGCCACGAAGAAAACGTGGCTGGTGTATTGAGCGATGGATATCAATTCGACGCTCTAGTCAAACAATATTCTAAAACTGGTGAAATTATCAAGACTTATGAGTTTAAGGGTATGTTCCCAACTGATATCGCTCCAATCGATCTAGATTGGGGTTCAAATGACACAATCGAAGAATACGCTGTGACATTTGCATATCAGTACTGGACTTCTCCAACTAGCGCATCCTAATAAAGGAGTTGCCTCATGAGTTTTTTTAAGAATCTACTAAAACAGGCTAGTCGTACAATCGTACGAGGAACAGTTGGTGCAATTACAAGTGGTGTTACTGGTGCATTAAGTCGCTCTGCGGGCAGTTTTGCTAAAGGCGCGACAAATAAAGTTACTGGCGAAATCGGCAACGGAATTAAAAGTGCTGTTAATCGATATAAGTTGAGCCAACTCAAAGAAGTCAGTGTTACAGCAAAGAGATATGGTTCTTAATATTGGGTTTCGACCACCAATATTTGTTATGATGGAATAAAATATGGCAATCAATTTATTCGGTTTTGAAATCCTACGCAAGAAGCCTGAAGGTGCTGCAACGCAACTTCAGCCGCAAATTGCTGCACCTGTCAATGATGATGGTGCCATTACAGTCACCTCTGGTGGCTATTTTGGCACCTATCTTGATCTAGAAGCAAGTTTTAAAAATGAGAATGATCTCATCTCTCGTTATCGCGAAATGGCGATGCAACCAGAGTTAGAATCTGCCATCGACGATATTGTCAACGAATCAATCGTACATGACGTGACTGGTAAATCAGTCACGATTATGCTTGATGATCTAGAACAACCAGACAATATTAAAGATATGATTCGCGATGAATTCCAAAATATTCTTCGCATGTTGAATTTCTCTAATGCTGGATCTGATATTTTCCGTAACTGGTATATTGACGGAAGATTATTCTATCAGGTTTTGATTGACGAAAAACAACCAAAACTTGGCATCCGCGAATTGCTTTATCTTGATCCACGCAAGGTACGCAAGGTTCGTAGCGTTGTAAAAAAGCGCGATCCAAGAACTGGCGTTGATACAGTTGCTGGTGTGCAAGAATTTTATGTGTATAATGAACGTGCAATGTCACAGGGTCAGACACTTGTAACGTCACCAACAGACTCAGCAGTTAAGATTGCAACTGACGCAATCGTAAATGTAAACTCTGGCTTGATGGATCCAAAACGAATGCTGGTGCTTTCGTACCTTCACAAAGCCATCAAGCCACTTAATCAATTGCGCATGGTTGAAGATGCGATCGTCATCTATCGCTTGAGCCGTGCGCCAGAACGTCGTGTGTTTTACATTGACGTTGGCAATATGCCTAAAGTTAAGTCGGAACAATATCTTCGTGATATGATGACAAAGTTCCGCAACAAGGTTGTCTATGACTCAGCCACTGGTGAAGTGAAAGACGATCGTAAGTTCATGTCAATGATGGAAGACTTTTGGATTCCACGTCGTGGTGAGGGTAAGAATACCGAAATCACGACGCTTCCAGCAGGTCAAAATCTTGGCGAATTGGCTGATGTCAATTACTTCGAAAAGAAATTGTATAAGTCATTGAATGTCCCAGTTTCTCGTCTCGAACAAAACCAAGGATTCTCACTTGGTCGTACGACAGAAATTACTCGTGACGAAAT